CCAAGCCGCTAAAAGAATCTTTCTGTTTAGTCATGCTTTGGGAGAAATTAGTGTCTTAAAATACTCTTGGATATAACTATCCGGGATTCTATCCCCCCAGCTGAATGAAGGCTGCTTAACGGTCCTATCCCACGGAGAACCGGGCTTGTGAGACCATTCCGTCAGATAGGCGGCAGTTTTAGAACCATAGCTGCCAAAGACCAGTTTCATCAGAGATTCCATTTCGGAATCACGGGCTATTTTTTCAAGGTTTTCATCAGAAAGGGAAATTTCTGAAAAATCCTTTTTTATCAATTTATTTCGAGTGGTCGGGAAAACCGGACCATACGGCCAAGCCTGAGGGTGCTCGTTTGTCAAGCGTTCGTTCTTTACGTAAAGATATACTCCATAAGCTATATACAACAACTTTTGAAGCTTAGTCATGTTAATGAAAAACTTATTCTGGTTAGCAAACGCAATGATATAGTTTGCAACCGTAACGCTATCGTATTTATAGGTATCGCTTATCATCTTGTTGCAAAGTAACAAAAAATATCGTAACATGCAACCAATTCTTATACTTTTTTACGATAAATCAAACGGTGATTCCAAGAAGTCAAAGAACGCTTTCCCGTCGCCGGGTTATAAAAATTCATTTTTTTCGTCAGGCAATCCAAACTTCGATTTGAATCACCAGCCCGCCCAGTATGGTCGCCAGCAAGTCGGCATACGACCAAGCCCCCGGCTTCTTCCACTCGTCGGCAGCCTCCTTGATACAGCCCGCTATGGCAGAGAACAGCACACAATATTCCGCCGTCGCACCTATCACGATGGCGAAGAAAGAGGCGATGACACCTCCTGCGATAAAATGCAGCAGCTTGTCGTGGGGAATAGACAATAACAACCCTTTGATTCTCTCCAAAATTTTCTTCATATTATTCGTTATTTAATCGGTGATAAAAATCGAGCTTGATACGGTCATAGACAGAAAATACATTGGTTTTAGCCCTGTCATCGTTCACCGTATGGGCATATATCTCGTTCTCGACAACCTCTGCCACCCAGTCTATCCATTCAGGATTGGTATAACATGAAAGACGTTTACCCCGATAGGTAAAGTAGTCGAAACGGCTGTTCCTGTCCTCGTACTGGTTCGTGAGATTTCCGATAATTTTTTCATGCGTCCTATTCCTGTCGGATATATGGTTTTCCTTCCTAACTTGTTCGATAATTTCCAAAACCCGTCTGGCGGAAAGGTTGAAAAATTCACTCGTCATGTTCTTTATTCGAAGCTGCGTTTCCGGTCTAAGACCTTCCGATATGTCGGACAACATGTTATTCTGGTCGTTCGTTTTTTCGATAAGCTCTTTCAGGGATTCGCCGTAATCCTCCATACTCTTGGTGATAATCGATTTGAACCACTTGAAGCAGGCCACCATCATCATGGCCGACAACACCAAGAAGAATGCTGCGGTCATCACCAAGAACCCCTGTTCGCTTATCCCTCTGGCTACCTCCGTAGCCTCGTTTATCCCTCCCATATCAATGTTTCTGTTTTTCGATTAACAATCTAGCTTCTCCTTTGCAGGATTCCGCATAGGCGTTATAAGCCTCGAACTCCTCTGCTTTCGTATCTCTTTGCCGAAGTATCGCCAACTCCTCCG